TTTTTACTAACTTCTTTATAAGTATCTTCATCTAGAACTTTTTTATAAAAGTCAGCATCGACATCATAGTTATATCTTTTCTCAATTAAATCTGTTTGATTAGGATAATGATATAAATCATCATGTACTGGTATATCAGGATTTTCATCATATAAGTAATCTTTATCAACATTTGAACCATCTACGTGATTGTCCCATATTTGATAAACTCTACTGAAGTTCTTACAATACTTTTTTAATTTATGAATATACATCTCAGTGAAAAATTTTTTAAATGATTTTTGCACATCCACTATTATAAGAATATCATTATTCTTATTGTGATTTTCAAAAGTTTTTATATATCTCATATTCTATATATTATTTAAATATATTGTTAAAAACGATGTGTCTGGTTGGGAATAATCAGAATCTGTAATTATAAAATCAACATCAAATGATTTTAATCTATCAGATATTAATTTATTAAAATCTTTCACTTTTTTATCTTCTTCATCAGTCGTTCCTAAATTAGATAAAATGATTTCAAACGCTTTGCTATTTTTAGAATTAAGTAAACTATAAAGATCAACATCATTATATTTAGTCAGATTACCAGACTCTAGTGTATAAATTGAGTTCCAGTTGGATTGTTCCCAAGAAGGTGCTTTCCAACGTGTCTGTGTTTTATAAGTAACTAAACCAAAGTCCAATCTTACACTTGCATTTAGAAATAATTCATCAATACAAGACAAACAAAGATCTAGTAATTCATATGGATCTATTCCCCAGACTTTCTCAATTTCACTTTCATTATCAAAGTTCTCAAATAATTTTAAATGTTTCATAGATTATATATTAAATAAAAAAACTCATCAATTACTTGATGAGTTTTTAATTTCTAGTTACTAGTTATATTATAAAGGAAGTTCTTCCTCTTCTTCGTCTTCGTCTTCTTTTTCTTCTTCCTCTTCTTGAGCAACAGGTGCTTGACCTTCTTGTGCTTGTGCAGGTTCTTCAAACTGAGCACTTGGTTGCGCTACCGCTTGTGGAGCTTCTTGTGTAGTTTGAGGAACTTCTTGTGTAGTTTGAGGAACTTCTTGTGTAGTTTGTACCGCTGGTTGAGTTTCTGCTTGTGTATCAACTTGAACTTGTGGTTGCTCTGTTGTTGTTTGAGCAGTTGTTTGTCCTTGACCTTGTGCACCACCCATTAGAGCAGATCCATCAATTTTATCAATATCTAATCCAGTTGTAGTAATATGTTTAACTAACTCTTCGGCTATTTCAACATCACCAAAGAACTGACGTAAATTTTTACCAGTTGTGTCTTTAACTTTCTTAACATAAGAATTTATTAATGACTGTGGAATATCAACCATAGATCTAACTTTATAAAGATCTCCTACACTTATAACAGATTCTTTAATCAAATCTTCAAAAATAGAAGGATTTACAGATTTTAAATTCGCTTTAACTGTTCTATGAGATTCAAATGTTCTAATATGTTTCATTTTTTAGTTTAATTTTTTATATAGTTATATATTAAGTAAAAAATATCATTTTTTTCACTTTATTTAGTGACTACTACCAATATAAGTGTCGCAACAACACCACCAATGAAACCACCAGCAAGTCCTTTCCACTTCATCTTTCTAAGATCTTTTTCAAGACCATCAATTTGCTCTTGGTTATTTACCTTTTGTTTATCACACAAATCTATATTCTTTTGAAGATTTTTACTCTGCTCAACCAAAAGATTTATCTGTTTATCTTTATCAATAATTTGCTTTTCTGTTTCTTTATTTATATTCTTCAAGATAACAATCTGATTATTTTTCTCATCAATCACTTTAACATATGAAAGATTTAGACTATCACACTTAATTCTAGAAACCTTTAGTAATTCATATATCTCTAAATCATTATCGATCTTTTGTGCTTGTTCTAATGTGAATACAACAACTTTCTCACCTTTATCATTTAGCTCTATTTTAGGATATTCCTGAGAGAATGATAATGATGATAATAATAACATAAATACTAGTAATAAACTCTTCATTATTTAACTTTATTTTTTAGTGAATTAATTAAATCATCATCGGTTCTTCTAATTGGATTCTTCAAAAGATCTTCTATCTTTTTATCAGTATCTCTTTTTTCTTTTTCTAGAATATCAACCTGTTTTTTTACTTTATCCAGTTTAAGATCGGATTTAATTAATTCATTTTTCAAACCATTTATAACTTTTGTTCTTTTATTAATAGAATCCTGTAATACATTTACATTAATTTGTAAACTTTTGTTTATTTTAATCAATGAATCTCTAGAAGATTGTAAACTTTTATTAGTATTCTCTAATATTTTATATTTATCTTTATCTATCTTTGTACATCCTCTTATATTTAGAAATAGAGATAATACTAATACAAACAATAATATTAATGATGATATTTTCTTAAAGTTTTCCATAAACTTTGTCTTTTTTTACAGTATATATAAAAATAATAACTATCTTTGATAAAAATTAATTATGAAACACAAAAAATTAGTCTGCTTTGACTTTGATGATACGTTCTTCCATACACCAAAACCAGAAGATGGTAAAAAAGTTTGGCTTGAAAAAACTGGTGAACATTGGGCTCACAAAGGATGGTGGGGTAAGTCAGAAACGATTGACTTAGATATATTCGACATACCTTTAAATAATTGGGTATATGAAAGATACTTAGAAGTATTTAATGAACCAGAGACATTTACAATGATGGCAACTGGTAGACTTAAAAAGATTCCAGGTATGAGAGAGAATATTGATAAGATATTTGAAAAAAATGGTCTAGAATTTGATGAAGTACATTTAAATTGGGGATCAGACACTCTTAAATTCAAAATTAAACTTTTTGAAGAAAAGATCGAAGCATTAGGAGTAGAAGAATTCATCATGTTTGATGATAGACAAGAACATTTACCAGAGTTTGAAAAATGGGCGGATGAGCAGAATATAAAAGTAACCGTGATTGATGTTGTGAATAAAACAACAAAAGTATTTGAAAAAAGCAAAATATAATATATAATCGAAAATAAATCTTTATTATGGGTAAAACAAAAGAACAGGTAGAGTCAAAAGTTGAAGAAGTATTAGCGAAACCATATCGCTTAGATCTTCACAACGACGATCATAATTCATTTGATTGGGTAATTACTTGCCTAATGAAAGTATGTGGTCATGAAGAGGAACAAGCAACACAATGTGCACACATCGTTCACTTCAATGGAATTTGTGATGTTAAGTATGGAGATCACGACACAATTTCAACAATGAAAGACAAGTTACAAACAGCAGGTCTGTCAGTAACAATGGAAGTAAATTTATAAAAAAAGTCACTCGTTTGAGTGACTTTTTTTTATCTATTATTATTTGTACCAAACCAGTTTATACCAGAGGTTGAACTACCACCTTTATATTTACTCATTTGTTGTCTTCTAACTTTTAACATCTGACCATAATCAACACCCTCAACAAAATCTATATCTCTTAATGAAAGATTGACATAATCCATAAATTCTTTTGGTGAATTTTTACTACCCCACTCTTCAACCATTTCTCTAAACTCGTGTTTATGAAAAAATGAAGTAGCATTCACAATTGTCATTACTGTATCATCATGCCCAACATCAGCAGCATATCTGATATTACCAGCAGTTGTAGTATGTTTAACAAATGTTGTTATCTCTCTAATATTATCCTCATTAGTTATAACGAATCCTTTACTAAACATTAAATCTTGATAATCTTTAACCATCATATTTTTATTATCACCTACTTTTAATCCAACCTTTTCTTCAGTTGAATCAACTCTATGTTTATATCTAACAAATATAGAAGATCCATAGTTATTATTACCGTCAAAAACGTGTGGCATCTCAGCAAGTAAAGTATTACCATAGTTATTTAACTCTAGTACAATCTTAACATTTTCAGGATTAAAATATTCAAAGCCGATCAGATATAATATCTCTGATAATTGCTTAACAGAAATAAAGTTGCTTCTAAAAATACCTATTTGTTCTAATCTAAAAAAATCAACTATTGATTTGTAACTATGTTTTTGTGATTCAATCAATTCTCTTGGCTTCTCAGATACTCTGAATATATTTATTATAGAATAATCTTGTCCCAATCCTTCTGATATATCAACAGATAAAACTATTTTATAATCCTTTCTCTTAATTGGTATAAATACATCTTCATCATCTATCCATTTAAGATCTTCATAATTGAATCTAAGTTTACCTTTAAACTCTTCAATTTCATCAAAAACATAGTTTCTTTTAGATTTCAATAATTCGTCTATTATAGCTTCATTTAATAATGACTTACTACCATTAATAAATCTTAAACCATACTCTTGATTAAAAGCATCCTCACCACCAATATCCTTTACAGCCTCATCTTTCCAAGTTGTTAACTCAGCAAGAGCAAGTATAGATGTATAATCACCCTTAGAATCGATAAATTGAAGTGATTTAACCATCTCATCGGTACATTTATCATTATTGAAAATATGAATAACATCCTTTTGTTGATCTAGATTAAATTCCATTTTTATTTTAGTATCTTCACCAAAATTACTATTACACAAATTAAAAATATCCTCTTTTGTCACACCATATTGATATAACTTATGTGGATTAAGTCGTATATAAGTAACAAAACGTCCAGGCACTTGATACCAGTAAACCCTCATTGCTTTGTAGTTATTTTTCAATGGATCACCATCAGGTCTTTCCGCATCTGTTAATAACTTATGAAACAAATTCATACCATTTGGTGTAGATGTAATAATAATTTTTGAATTCTGAACCGCGGATACGGTTGGAAACGCAGCGGTATAATATGGTTCTATAATATTCGAAGGAATGTGTGCAAACTCATCTAAGTAAAGTACATCAATGGTAAACCCGATTGCTGGTGTCTTAGATCTTGCAGATGTTTTAATTCTACATCCATTATCGAATGTTAATGACTTTTGATTCCAAGTTTTTATACCCGGTTTCAAAAAGAAAGGTAATAGCGAATATATCGATTTTACTTTATCAACGATCTCAATCGCGGTATCGCCTTTATTTGCTACGATCATTACGTTCTTATCATTATTGAAAAGAATTGTATGTAATATAAATATAGCGGACGAAACGGTCTTACCGACCTGACGACTGGCCATTAGTATGTTAAATCTATTTTGAACGAAGTTATTAAGTATCTCTTCTTGGTAATCTCTTAGAGTTATAGGACCAACCGATCCATCTTCTCGTTTAGTTTTACAATATTTCTCAGTGAAGTATTGTATATCAACTGCACATCTAATATAATCTTGCTGCTCTTCCGGTGTCATTCGAAAAGTAATACCCGATCTTTTAAGACCTATCTCACTTTTCAACCAAGGATTTTGATACCTCTTTAATACAATACCATCATTTATCTTATCAGTTGCTTCATCCACTAACTTGGTGTTAAACACCATTTGTCTTTCTTCTGTTGGTTTTATTGCCATAAGGAAAGTGGTTTTTTATTATATATATGTAAAAAATATACCTCTATGTCTAAAGAAGATAAAGAACGTAACAGAATTAAGGATGAATTTGATCAAATTCAATCAGAAGGAGGTGAATTCGACTTTTCGAACCATTTAGCAAGACCAGAAGATTTACCAGATTTGGGCGAAATTGAAATATACGATTATGACTCAGATTTAACAGTATCAAGCCAACAATCAATGGATGTATTAGAAACACTTGTTGATCTATACCTAGGTGATGTACCAAAGTTAAAAGAACATCCTTATATAAAAACCAAAATGAAAGAAGATGCAATGGTTTATGCAGAAGCATTATTCTTAACCAAAATGACAAGAAAGAATTTCCTTACTCAAATGAGACAAGTTGATAATGGAGATAGTTCCGCAAGAATGCACGAAGTTGTCAATCAAACGATTGGACAAATAAGAGAGAATGCAAAATTCTTATCAACTCAAAAATCAGCATTAGAGCAATTTTATAAAACACTTAGAAAAGATTTAGGTTACAATGAAATCGAAAATCAAGAAACTAAATTATCAGAAGAAACAGGTGGTGAAAATGAGCCAGATGGTTCTATAATGGATAGCAGAAAGTTAAACGACATGATCAAACTTGCTATGCTCAATAAAAACGAAGAAAAAGAGAATAAAAAGAAATAACATTTTGTCACAAATATATCTATTTTTGTGACAAAATTATTTTCGCCAATTAAACTTTTCAAATGTTTTTATCAAATTATGATATTCTATTTTAACCTTTGTAGTTGAAAACTTATTAGCTTTATTAGCAGTAACTTGATTTACTATAAGTTCTTTATCATCTTTAAGAGCCATTTTAATATTCTCTTTTAATTCTTTTGGTGAATTACTAATAATTAATTGTAATAGATCATTTACATTGATTGCTAATTTTATTGCTACTTCATCAGTATCATAAAAGTTTATAAGATCATAAAAATCCAACTCTTCATCTATAAATTTATCACCTTCTGTTTTAAGACCTATTAAGTGTTGTAATAATAATCTAACTTTTTTATAAGCAATCTCATCCGTATTTCTAGAATAAAATGTCTCAGATATAAAATAGTATTTTTTAATAACCAATCCATTATCCTCTAACTTATTCTCTATTTTTTTAATGAACTTCTCATAATTTTCCTTTGTATTCTCCGAACAAATAAAATAGATAGAATCCGTTGTATTTTTAAGATGTAGAATATTATCTAGATTTATATCATAATCCATACTATCAATTAGCTCTTCATCAAGGAATTCTCTCATTGAGAAAGAAAGAGTTGTTATATTTGCTTTATTCAACTTACATTTAAGTTTGAGCTCATCAAATAAATCATTTGGAAACCAATAATCAGTACCTCCTAAATTTACTTTATTACCTTGTGGTTTATAAATACCCTTTCTTATTAGATTAAAATCAGATTGATTCAATCTCATTATAGACTTATTAAGATTGTACTTATCTGAAATCCAAACTTTACCATTATTAACTAATATGGATTCTATGTCAAAAAAATGTGCTATCATTAGTAAAAATTTCTAATTTTATATTTAAATTCGTGTGGTGTACTATCAAAACGATCACCCTCATATACTTTATCTTCCCAGGTAACACCACCACTCATTTCGGTATCAAAACTTTTACATTTTGCACAAAACTTAGGCTCTATTTTAACACCATCCACTTCTTTACAATCATCTTCTGTAAATAAAAATGTTGCTTTACACCAAGCATTATGACAAACGGTTTTCATTGTTTCCATAAAGTATATATTAAAAAGAAAAACCCATCATTTGACGGGCTTTCTTTTATTTTATCATATTTTTACTAAGAGCAAAATCATATAGTGTAGGTAAATTCAAATGCTTGTAGAAATTATCTCTCATTTCTTTTAATGTTTTGGTTCTTTTTATTATATTTATTATTAAGTAACCAAATTCTTCTTGAAAATATAAATAACAATCACACCAAGGTTTATTATAATTTTCAAGAGTTCTCCATTCAGAATATCCACCAGTTAACCAAAATAAAGATTTTTCAGGAGTTATATTTTCTAAAACAACACCGTCTATTGGTAAATCCCAAACCGGATCATTCCAATCCACTTTTCTCATCATCATTGCTACGGCCTCTGCTACATCACTCGTCATTTCACTTCCAATTTCAAAAAAATACTCATTTTCTTCTTTACTAATTCTGATAATACCAAAATGATAAATATCATTATTTCCCTTAACTTGCAGAGATAGTTTTCTTCTTCTCATAATTTACTGCTTATTTTTTATATTGATCTGTAGTTATAAATTGATTACCAAAATTTGATACCACCAACCCATTTACCTTTAAAAGATGCTTCTGTTGGTTCAAAAATACCACTTTCGAAAGTACCATTAAAACTACCATTCTTAAATATACCATATTTCCATTCACCAAAATTAAAATCACCACTATTCCATATTAAAGTGTCTTTTTTTATTTCTAATTCTGCTGATTCGAACTCACATTGGAAAAGCCATTTGAAATCATTTTCCTTTAGGATGTTTTCTATATCCTTCTTGTTCGTATAATTTTTACCTTTATACTTTAACTCTTTGTATTTCATACAAGTTTTATTATTTTATATTCTATATATTTAATTTTCTCTGAGGAAAACTCCGTAAAATTATTTTTGCTCGGTTTTTTAAAATTATTTTTTTAAAAAATTTTAAACTCCTTATCAATACTAGGATATAAATTAAAACTAATTTTAAAATATGGAAAAGCACGATTTACACCACGAATTCCCTAAACACGAAGAAAGAATTCACGAATTGAAATTGACTAATAATCATTTCAAAAAGTTATTTGAAGAATATCACGAAGTGAATAAAGACATTCACAGATTGGAAGTAAGTGAAACATTCACAGACGAAGAATTGAATAAATTAAGAGCAAAGAGATTACACTTAAAAGATGAATTGTTTGCTATAATTGAACCAAAATTAGAAAATAAACAATAATAAAAAAGCCTCAGAATATTCTGAGGCTTTTTTATTATTTTCGAGAGTTAATTTGATCTCTCAATCGTGCCGCTAACTCATAATCTTCATCTTCTACTGCTTCTAACATTAATTTCTCTAATTTACCAGTAGGTATTTGATTAGTTTTTTCAGATTCAGTTGTAACTAAAACATAATCATTATCAATTCCGATTTTCTCATCAAGTGATCTTATACTAAGATCGTAACCATTCTCAATGTGTTGTTTGTATAAAAATATAGTTAATTCGTCTTTTTTGATTTTTGGAGTAGAAACTTGTTTCATTTTTTTAACTTTCAATATTTGATCTTCTGACATATCGACACAAATTCTGAAACCAAAATCTTCTTCAATTGATTTTTTAGATTTTCTAACCGCATCAATAATAAAAATAAGAGAAACGATATCAAACGATACTTTATCAATCCAAACTTTAGATACTTTATAATCATAGTTAGATTTACCTTCTTTCAATTTAACCAATAATTCGAAGTCAAGATTATAAAATCTAGATATAGCAAATAAATGCTCATTATTAGATTGAATATTGATACAAATTAAGTTTTCTATTTTTAAAGTTTCCATATTGTTTCGTTTTATTTTACTAATATACGGACTTTTATTTAATATCCAATTTTTTAGACATAAAATATTTAATATATATCAAAAAATATAATTTTTAAGTATGAGATACCTTAGCAAAAGAGATGATTTCTTAAGAAGTAGCAAAATAAATGAAAAAAGTGATTTTATAAGAAAATCAAAGTCAGGTTTACAAGCATATGAACTTATAACAGAAGATGGTGGACCATTTTACAATACGGTTGGGTTTAATGATTCTCTATTAGGTAGATTATTAAATCATTTAATAAGAAAAGCAAAGGTTGCTCTTGGTAAAGCACGTATAAGACCAGTATTAAGTAGTCTTTATAGAGAGTTTGATAGAATAGTAGCACAAGGTGTTTTAGTAAAAGCAGATGATAGTCTTAGATTGGATGTTTTTAGATTGGCTATTTCTGAATATACGACAACTCTTAAACAATCGATTGAAGAGGAAGAGGATCATGATCCTTCGGAAATATTAGGAATAACAGAAGAAGCTATCGAATTTCTAACAGATGATATTAATGAAGAAGATATTCCTGAGAAAAGTAAGTTGTTACAAGAACTAGAAGAATTAAAAAAACTATTAATTAGTTTAGGAATTGAGCAAAAAACTACGGATGAAGAAGAGGATGAAGAAGAGGAAGAGAGTGAAGAAGAGGAAGAAACAGAAAGTATAACTACAAACATAGATTCTTTATATCCAATAATGAGTGAAAATCTAAAAGCACTATCTTTATTAATTAAAACTAATGCAAGTCCAGAAAATTCAACAAATCTTGTT